GAGAGCCGCAGATAGAGATGCTATAATTCCAACAGTAGGTAACAGATTATTATTTGCACAAGATAAAAATCCTATGGTAAGAATACTTGGACAGTTTTCTTCATGGGCGATGGCTAAGTCTGCTCAAACAAATGCCATGATAGAAAGAATAGAAGATGGTAGTTTAAAACAAATGTTAGCTTTGTTAGGAGCAACTGTTGTTTATGGAGGAATACAAGATTTAAGAGATTTTGCAAGAACAGGAGAATTAAAATATCCTGTAGAAGCTATTGAAGATGACCCTAAAAAATGGATGGCAGAAGCAAGTTATCTTTCTGGTAATTTAGGTTGGCTTCCAACAACTGTGTTAAATCAAATAATAGGTTATGGCTCTAGCAGACCATTAGCATTTGCACCAGCTATGTCTATCGTAGATGGAATATTAGCTATGGGAAAAGTTGGATTTAATTCTTTAGGATTTAACAGACAAGATTATGATAAAAATCTTCGTTCTGCTTTAGAACTAGTACCAGCACCAACAATAAGACGATTAATTGATAGAACTTTCGGAACAAATTTAGAAACACTTGGGTTGCTTTCAACAAGTAAAAAAGCACCTGTAAATAGTTTGTTTACTGTTACAGATAATCTTGGATTAACAAAAAAAGATAGAACTTTATTTGAAGATGGCGGACTAGCTTCAGATGGTACATATAATCTTAAAGAAAATCCCGAAACAACTTATGTATCTAATAAAAAAGAATTAGTAAAACAAATAGCAGATGGACCAAAGATAGTTCCTAAAGAAAAACCTAGACCTCCTTTAACTTTTCTTTTTAGAAATAATAATCCGGGTATGGTTAAGGTTAGTTCTGATTGGAAAGGAGAAACTTTTACTGGTTCTTCTGGTGAAGTTTATAAAAAATATCCATCTAAAGATGAAGGTCTTGCAGATATAATTAATACAATAAAAAAGTACAATACAAATGATTTAAATAAAATTATGAGTATTTATGCTACTGATGACGCAAGTGGTAAACGAGCAGCTAACTATGAAAACATATTAAGAAAAAAATTTAATGTTCCAAATAAAATAGATTTTAGTAACCCTGCTCATGTTGAAGCATTATTAAAAGGTATTACTCATGTTGAAAATTCTACAGTAGGTCAGAAATATAATTATCCAGTCGGTAGTTATAATACTTATTATCTACAAAAAGATTATGAGAACACATTAAAAAGATTAGGATTTTTTCGTGGAGGTTTTGCAAGAGCTAGAAAAGCTATGACTTCTAACAGAGCTTACTCTACTAACAGAGAAGCTTACAGAGCTAGTCAATATAGACAGGCGGCTAAGTCTATGCAGAAAGCAGGTATAAAAAATTTATCTGGAGGAACTAGTACAAAATCTGCTGAGAAAATACAAGAAGATTTTAGAAATAATAATAATAATAATAATCAAACTAATGAAACACCAACTAAAACTACAAGCATATTAGATAAAGCTGTTGAAACAGCTACAGATGCAGTTAAAAATCCAATTGAAACTGGTAGTAGAATTAAAGAAAAATTTGATGATTACACACAGTTTAATTTATTAGATGGGAATTTAGATATTAATTTACAAAAAGGAACTATAGAATATGATACTGGTTTTGGAACACTTGGAGTGGAAGTACCTCCGGGTGGATTGTTATCAGCAAATCCAGAAGGTTTTGTAGGTTATAAATTAGAGTTTAAAAAGGGCGGATTACTTGACAAAAAAAGGGGTTGACAAGTTGAAGATTGAGGTGTATAATATAGGTATAACGGGATAGCTACGGGTAGTATTTCGTTATACTAATAACTCGCTTATGAAAGGAGCAAAAATGAACCTACCTACAGGGGTCTTTGACCCATTCAGAAACTTGACTGTTGGCTTTGATAATATCTTTGACCAACTGTCAACATTGTCATCATATGACACATCTAATTATCCTCCATACAACATCAAGAAAGTTGGTAAAGAAAAATATCAATTGGAAATGGCGTTGGCAGGATTTACAAAAACAGATGTAATAGTTGAAGTAAAAGAAAATACTTTAACAATATCTGGTAAAGCATCAGATAAAGATACAGATACTTTTGTACATAGAGGTATAGCTCAAAGGTCTTTTAAAAGACAATGGACTTTGGCAGAACATCTTGAAGTAACAAGTGCTGTGTTAAAAGATGGCGTTCTAAAAGTAGATATGAAATTAAATCTACCGGAAGAAAAGAAACCAAAAACAATTACTGTAAAGTAAAAGGTAGGGGGCGAAAGCCCCTTACAATTATATGAAGAAACAAAAACACATTGGAAAGAAAAAAGGACAAGTAAAACTTCCTGTAATAAAAACAAATGCAAAGGAAGTAATAAAAAAGTTTTTTAATTATTTTAAGAAAGGGAAATAAATGTTGGGCGGATTACCAGTAGAAATGATAACAATGCTTGGGTCATCTTTGTTAGGTGGCTTTATGAGTATTTGGAGTCAAAGTATTAAAGCAAAACAAGACGAACAAAAGATGTTACTTGCTAGAGCAGACAATCAAATGTCTCACATAGCAAAAGCAAGAGCATATGAGAACAAAGGATTTCAATGGACCAGAAGAATTATAGCATTAACTGCTGTGTTTATGGTTATTGCCTATCCTAAAATTGTTCCTGTATTTTTTGACATTCCTGTTGTCTTAACATGGACAGAATTTAAAAGTGGATTTTTATTCTTAATAGACCAAAAAGAAGTATTAATGGATAAAGCATTTGCAGGTGTAATTATAACACCATTAGATACTCACTTGATGAGTGCGATTGTAGGATTATATTTTGGTGGTAGCTTAGTTAAGAAATAACTCTAAGATATTTTTCTAACCATTCGTGGACAACAATAAATTTTCTTTTAGCTTCATTTACAACATTTGTAAAGAACACTCTTTCCTCTCGATGAGGGAAAGCTTTATCCATAATCTCTTTGTCATCAACTGGCATAGATTTTATTTCTGTGATAAACTTTCCCTCTTTATCAAGGATTAAAGAATAAGAAAATATTACTGCTTCCTTTTTATTCTGCGTCATCGAAGACATTAGACCAGTTCCCTTTTACACTAGCTTTAGTATAAGCAGAAGCTCTTCCCTCGAAAAAGTTTTGATGTTCAACACCAATAACTTCATCCCACCAAGTCAAAGGATTTTCACTCACTCCAAAGTTAGGTTTCAAACCTAATTGTAATAAGCGTCTATCAGCAATATATCTATTGTATTGTTTCATTTCTTCTAATGTTAGACCTTGTATATCTCCCATCTCAAAAACTAATTCAATAAAGTTGTCCTCATGGTCAACCATTTCTCTACATATATCGTAGATTTCTTTCTTGAACTCATCGGTCCATATGTCTAGGTTTTCTTTTATTAAAGTTCTAAATACTTTAGTCATACCCTCAACATGAAGTGACTCATCACGAATACTGTAGTCAACTATCTTACACATCCCCTTCATTTTATTAAACCTTTGAAAGTTAATCAAGATAGCAAAGCTTGAGAATAACTGTAGTCCTTCTGTAAAACCAGAGTATACAGCTAAAGCTTTAGCTACATCTTTTAAGTCTTTCTTTGTTTTAACTTCGGATGTTTTAAATTGTTGTATGTAATCATGTTTAGATGACATCTCTTCATACTTAGCAAATGCTTTGTATTCAGACTCGGGCATACCAACTGTATCTAACAACAATGAATATGAATGTTGATGTACTGATTCAATGTTTGCAAATGAACCCATCATCATTCTTAATTCTGGTTTCTTAAATAGTGGTATATACTTATCATAATATCCTGCACCAACATCAACATCTGATTGTGTAAACAATCTAAATATTTGTGTTAATAAATTTTTTTCTGCCGGTGATAACTTTTGATTCCAATCTTTTACATCTTCATGCATGGGTACATCTTCTGGTAACCAATGCAATTGATTTTGTAATGTATAATAATCAAATGCCCACGGGTATTCAAATGGTTTATAATAAGTTCTTTCGTTAAATAATGGACTTACGCTTCGCATGATAAACAAACCTCCTCTGTTGCTTCTTGTTCTAATCTTACTCGCTTAACTTTTAAATTAATATTCTCTGCACTTTTAGCTTCTCTACTTCTTAGATAATACAAACTCTTTAATCCTTTTTTCCAAGCTTGATAATGTACTTTATTTGTATAGCGTAAAAAATTATCATGCTCTTCTTGTGAAGCTTGTATGCGTGGAGCAACAAAGAATAAGTTTACTGATTGTGCTTGACAGATATACTCTTGTCTATCTGATGCGTGTTGGATAATCCAATTCTGGTCTATCTCATTTGCAGTTTTAAATACATCTTTTTCCATATCAGTTAAAAAGGATAGATGACTTACCGAACCTTCATGTTCGCTAATACTTTTCCAAATTGTATCTTTATAATTTTGATAATCATTATCATAATCTTTTTGTAAAGTTTCTGACAGTTCCCATTTAGTTTTAAATAAATTATGTAGCTGTCTGTTTCTAACTTGGAATGTTCCACTTAAAGTTTTATGTGAATATACATTAGCTCTTATAGGTTCTATCGAAGGACTAGTTCCTCCACAAATAATAGATGATGTAGCGTTAGGAGCAATAGCAAGTAAGTGTGCATTACGCATACCTGTACCTTCCATGTCCGGAGCTTCACCTCTTTCTTTGGCTAGTTCCTTAGATGTTTTCACAGCTAACTCTTTGATTTGTTTGAATATTTTTGTATTCTGTCCTGTTGCCATTGGACTATCAAATGGTATATTTAATTTTTGTAGATAGGTATGAAAGCCCATAGCACCAAGACCAATACTTCTTTCTCTGTAAGCACTATAACCTGCCTTCTCAAAACCTAATCTTTGTACTTCCATATTTCTTATATCACCTTTGTAATCATAAACAAAATCATAAGTAGCTTGTATAAAATGTTCTAACACATTGTCTAACATTCTAATCATGTCTGGTATAAATGTAGCAGACATTGACCACTCATCATACTGTGCAAGATTAACACTAGATAAACAACACACAGCAGTTCTATCTTCACTTGTAGGTAATGTTATTTCACTACAAAGATTTGATTGATTAACTTTTAATCCAGCTTCTTTTTGTTTCTCTGGTAAATGTTTATTAGATGTGTCAATAAAGTGTAAGTATGGTTCACCTGTTTCATGTCTTGTTTCTAAAATTAATCTCCATAGTTCTCTAGCACTAATAGATTTAATCTTTTGTTTTGAGTGCGGGTCTATTAAATCCCAATCAACATTCTTAGAAACACATTCCATAAACTTATCAGTTATGTTTATACCATGATGTAAGTTAAGACATTTTCTATTTGTATCTCCACCAGAAGATTTACGCATAAATAAAAACTCTTCTATCTCCGGATGCGATACATCCATATATGCTGCATAGCTACCCCTCCTTGTTGTTCCTTGGTTGAAAGCTAACATCTGACTATCAACAACTTTCATAAAAGGTATTGACCCTGTTGATTTAGAACCATGAGAAGTAGAAGTACCATCACTTCTAACTGCTCCCCAGTAACCACCAATACCACCACCATTACTAGCTAACCAAATGTTTTCATCATAATGTTTACTTAATCCTTCTCTACTATCTGGTACATAATTAAGAAAACAAGATATAGGTAAACCTTTAGATGTACCTGCATTAGAAAGTATAGGCGAAGAAAAACCAAACCATGTCTTACTTGCATAGTCATATATTCTTTGTGCCATATCCCAATCTGTTTTACCACGATAAGTAGAAACATATTTTGCGGCTCTAGCAAAAGCGTGTTGAGGTGATGTTTCTTTTTTATCAAGGTATCTATCTCTAACAGTTGCGATACCAAATGGTGTTAAGTATTTATCCCTATCTAAATCTATTTTAATCTTCATCTTTCTGGTTTACCTTTCATTAAATCTATTTTAAATTCTTCATCTTCTTTTTCTGTTACTGCTTCTATCTCACCTGCTATTGCCATGTAAGCTGACGCATCAATGTAAGTATCAGATGTTCTCTTACCTAATTTAGTTCTTGCTATCTTTAACAAAGCCATCATAATAGCAACATCATGTGCATCAATCTTAACATCAAGATATGCATCCCAAAGCTTTGCTATGTTATTATGGTTTTCTTTTTTATCACCATAATCAACATGGCGTTGACCTCCTACTAAGTTAATTGCTTCTTCTAAATATTCTTTAGTTTTGTTCACTATTTTCTCCTCTCTTTCCAAATAATATTTTGTCAAACTCTCTTTCACCTATGTAATTACACAATGCATTATTATGTTTTGCAAACCAAAAAGTTCCATAACCAAGTTTC